GCTGCTCGATCAGCATGATTTTTTCCAACATTTCCTGATCTTCATCGTAAGCCCTCAAGAGATCCAACACATCACGTAGCGCGATATTCTGTGTATCACCCAAACTATCTTTGCCTGAGTGTCTGCGACACATGCGCCAATAGACGAACGCACGCCTGTTCTCATCTCGTATCATCTCAGGCTTTTGGCAGTCCTCACATGGAGTGTCTACATTGTCGTTGTCATGGATTGATCGGCATTCCTCGCAAGAAATTCCGCCCCCTTCTTGCCAATCAATCCAGCTCAGGAGTTTTTTTCAGATGCTCGTTGTGTCTCGCCATTGATCCGGGATGCCTCCCGGAGAATGTCCGTGGCAATCTTCGTGTTTTCCTCTGTGAGGAGATCGATATTTTCCGTAGTACAGGACAGCTTATTGCCCTCCTCGTCCTCAATCTCCGGCCCCCAATCCTGCAGCACAGTATGAACCTTTGCCCGGAACTGATGCTTGGTGATGAGGTTCCCCTTTGTGTCATACTCTAGATTGCGACGCTCGATGTCCTCTTCTTCGCTCAATGACATGGGCTTGACGAGGAAGGATCCTCCATGCACATTGATCCAGTAAGTAGCGTTTTTCTTGGTCTTGAGCTTCATAAAACTCCTGGGAGGTTTGTATGGTTGAAGAACTTTCAAAAGCTGAAAAGAAGAAGAACTTGAAGCAGATGCGTTCTTTATTTGGTGGTGGCGCAATCGCCTTTGGTCTTGTCGCTTGGCTTGGATTCGCCGCTTTTTGGTGGTGGATCCCTGCTACTGTTGGGGCTATCATTTGGATTGCGACATCCTGCGGTATTTACGAGACAGAATGATTACTTGAAAACGAACCGCAGGCTGTCTTCCCCGGTATCGCCCAGGCCCATCAGCCCAATGGATAGGTTGACCGCCGGGGCGTTGGTCTCCACGGAGGGCACCTCCAGGCTTGTGTGATCCATCTCGATGTCCAGCTTTTTACCGTCAGTGTCTCCGCAGTGGACCGCGAGAGCCACCCGATTTCCGTTGTAGCCCTCGTAGAAGTAGGCCAGATCCTTTTTACGGAAATACAGCCCGAGCGTCCCGGTCAGATCACGCTCCTCCTCGATGTAATCCTCGGGGTGCTGATTGGTGCTGATTTCCTGGATGAAGTTGACCGGATCATTCAGGGTGAGGTCCAGGCTTTGCAGGAGTTTGCCGGTCTCGCTGCCAATGTCCACAGTGCTCTTGCGGGCCTCCAGGGGTTCGCCCACAACAGTTCCGCTTGGCAAGAACGGCTCGATCACGTCATCCGAGGACCATGTTGCAGAGAGGGATGTGCCCAGCGTGATTTCCCCGGTGGTGTAGTCCACTCCAGTAATTTCGTATCCATCCCCTTCGTTATCGTCCCCTGCTGTAGTGTTCTGGATGCGCCCACCAATGCTGAACCGTTTTGGGTTGTTGACCGTTACGGTGTCATCAGCACTCGTATCGCTCGACACGGTGTCCGTGCCGACCCAGCCCATCTCCATGAATTGCCCGCTCGGGGAAAGCTGCACCCCGCCGGAGGTGCTGATGGAGGGGGAGAGCTGATTGACTGTGCATCCCTTGGCGAAAAAGACCGTGTGCCCGCGCTTCATCCAAAGGGAAAAGCTCGGCTTGGTAAGGGCCTGGGAGTAGACCACGCTGGTTGAGGCGTTGACCGTCTTGCTCCCAAAGAAGCACTCGAACAGCACATCCCCCATCGGTTCAGTGCCCTTCGATCCGGAGGGCCGGGCGTAGAGCGGGAAGGACCATTCACCGGCGGGCTTCTGGTCCACGAAGCGGTCCGTCACGTCCCGGGTGTTCTTGATCTCCTCGGAATTGGTGAAGCTCGGCTGCTGGTTCATCGAGCCGTAGCCCGCCGCGATGATCTCTTGTGCGCTCCCGTCCGTGGCCGGGAATGCCAAGGTGCCTCGCGTCCCTTCCTTAACGGCGAATATCCGTTGTTCCCGCGCAATGGCGATGTTGGTCGTCATATTGCCCCCACTACTCGTTTACCCATGCCCAAAACGGCACGGTGGTTGTCATTTGATACCAAGCACCATCATCCTGGGTGCCGTTATTGGTCGTGTATGCGGGGCCACAATACACCCCGCCAATATCCTGCCAGTGGAAAAGCTGTTCCACTTTCCCAGCGAGCTGTGCCGCCTGTCGGGTGCCGCCCCCGGGCTTGATGAAAATCTGCACCTTCACGACCCCGTTCCGCGTCCCGGCTCCCTTAATCTCGCCCACCTCGCTGTTGTCGGGCAGCACGTTGAAGCGGACCCACGCCCCATCCGGCGCGGTAAAGTTGACATTGGGCCAAGCTATATCGGTGTCGCTCCAGTTGTCGCCAAAATACATTTCAAGTTGGCGGGTGATCTCATCCGGGGTCATTCAATTATCTCCGATTGGTCGGCGGCGTTTTGCAGGATTTGAGCATAACGCTGGAGATTCACGGCCATCATTCCCTGGGGCGCTTGGTTCGAGTGGCCGTCTTCGAGGGGTTCGATGTATTCCAGGTTATTAGTTATCCACCAAATCATGTTCTCAGCATCGCCGGGATCACCTGGATCTTGCACCGTGTAGCTCTCGCGCCCCTCCGGCGGCACGTCATCGCTCGGCCTGCCCGCCGTGAGATTCCAGCCAGCAGCCGCCCGCCCGGTATCGCGTGGCGTGTCCTGAATGATGCTTGAGATCAGGTCCACAAGGCTCTTGCGAACTGTCACGCTCACCTCGGTCTCGAACTGCTCCGCCGCATCCATGAGGGCGTTTTCAAAGGCTGCTGCGCTGTCGTAGAGGCGGTCTGGCATTACTTCCTCAACTGCAACGTGTAGACAGTCCGTGCCGTGTCCTGACTCCAGCGCACGATCTGGTGAGCCATCCCGTCAATCTCCACCCGGTCAATCACGCTTGGCTCAATTGATACGTCAGCCTGCTGGATCTTGAGGCGCTTGTCCTCGGCCTGGGCGATGTTGTTCGCAACCTCGTAGGCTGAATATCCGCCGAGAAATCCGCTCACGCTGTAAGTGTTAGTCGTCTCCGTAGTTGTCCCGGTGTCTGGGTCATAAGACGTGCCCGTGACCTCCACAAGCGTCACTGTGCGCTTAATGTCGCTGGCAGCTTGAAAGCCTTTAGCAACAGCATTCTTGGCTACGTCCTGAAGACTCATTTATGCCCTCACCAACCGAGTATTTGTGCCCTTGCGCGTGCCGAGATGCGATACCAAGCTAAACACATGCCCCGGTATTTCCTTGACTCGATCCCCAGGATTGACTTGCAGATCCACGGCGCCCTCAACACTGATCTGCGAATAGCCTGCGGTGTCGGAGACCGCTTGTGTATCCTGTGAGATAAGCACCAAGGCCAGCTCGCATTGCGCGTCCCGGATCTCCTGCGGCACCGTGTCGGACTCCAGAGCGTAGATCCAACCCTGTGGCTCACCCGGACACTCGTAATAGCGGCTTCCGTGGTAGCAAATGCCCCATCTCGGCCACTGCATGGCCTGGTCCGCATCAGTCTTGTAGCCGAGCCATGAGATGTAACTATCCAAAATACGGGCGGCCTGGACGAGCGCGGCGTTTTTGGTAGCGTCATCCGCTCCGGTCCAAGTGGAGACGCTTAGCCGCCCCTCGAAATACGTGTCGGCGTCGGCCAGGCTGATGTAGGTATTGGCATCCGCCTTCTGGCTGCCATCCTCGACGGTGAGCGTCAAAGCCATACGTTACCCCTTGGCCTTAGTGCCAGTCTTATATCCCGTAGCTTTTGGCCCGGTTTTATAGCCTGTAGCTTTTGCTTTTGCAGGCTCAGGCTCAACCTCTCTCCAACCCCTAGCCTTTAATCCTTCCACCTTGCGATCCGGCACATCGTGGATCTCATAGACACCCTTACGATTGGGCGTTGGTGACTGCATGCGTTTCATATGCCCCTCTTATACAATCTTCTTGTCTGATATTTCAGCAAATACGAGCTTCAAAGCAACAATTGATTCATCCGATAACTGATTCTCGATGCTATAAATGATAGATGTTCCAGGCTTAAAAATTGTGATCCCTTCATCAATACCCGAAAGTCCTAAAGCAACACTGTTGCCGCGTGTTGTGTCTCCCGGAATCATCTCCTGTGCAACTTCTTCCCCACCAGAAATACTCGTAGGGTTGCGGGTTATACTTGACTCGCTCGCGCCGTTTAACCCGTTACCGATTACGGCAGAATAGGTCGTGAGCGATGTTCCGGCTGTAAAATCCGCCCCCACCGTCACATCGACAAAAAAAGTGTTCTCCCGCACTGTGATGGATCGGGAAAAAAGAATGAGGTATTTGTCTGCCGGGGCCTGTATGGAATACTTAATAGAGGATGAAGCGCTTACTGTTTGCCGATCCGTAGCGAAAAACAACCTATGAGCGAACGCTTGAGCAGCAGGATCAGCATATTTCGCTGCCGACTTGAGGTATCGGTAATTGGCGATATTAAACCCCAGCATGTTGGCCTCAAAAAAGGGGGCCAGGAGCCATACCTGACCCCCTTGTAGGGTTGCATTGTTTAGCCTGGATTAACCGAGCAGCAGGGCCATGTGCTCAGGCTTGATCGCCTTCACGCCCCAAACCAGACCAACTTCATACTTGACCCGCTTGTACTGCCGATATTGACAGACCTGGAAAGCGAGTCCGCTTACAGGATCGGTGATCTCCATGACATCATCAGCGGAGTCACCGCCCTGCGGCATGGCCGGAGCGCGGGTTGCCAGATGCACGGCGCTCTCAGCGAAGGCCATATTGCCCACGAAGTTATCGGTGTTCTGAGTGATGGTAGTGTTGTCAGCCACAGCCTCGACAAGACCAGGCTCGGCAATCTCCAGCGTTCCGGAGCCGCTGGCGCTCAGGTCCACACCAGAAGTCACCAGATACTTGACGGAGTTGATGGTGACATAATTCCCAGCCACGACCTTAACACCATCGCTGCCGCCAGTTTCATCCACCGGGATGGATGTATCGCCAATGCTCAGGCTTCCCGAATTGGTCTTGAGCGTTCCGGTATTGTCCTCGTTGCTGTTGTCCTGGGTCTGGATCTGGCCGGACTCACGCAGCTCGAAGCCGTGAATGTCCAGTAGCACACCATCACGCAGGGTGCGCTCAGTCCCGGCCTGGTTGACGTTGGTGAGCTGGGTCAGACTTCGCAGGTTGGCCCCGGCGGCGGTGTCGAACACGCACTTGAGACTGTCCGTAGGGGCACCATTGTCCTTCAGGATCTTGAGCAATTCCGCCATCGCGGACAGATCCGATCCAAAGGGGGTTGTCCCCGCAGTTCCATGGGCACGAGAGCAATCAGTATAGAGCCCGGCCAGATCAGTCTCCACCTCGTTCACCAAGGCACGCATGGCCTGGGCGAACCGCTGGGTTTGGATCTGGTCGTACTGCGCCACACTGCGCTGCTCTTCGCCGGTCCAACGCACGGGGGCTGCCCGAGCCTTGGACAGCGACATATCGACAGACCCGATGGTCATATCACCGGAACTCGCCGGAGTGTCGCCAGGAGTGATATCCTCAGGAGACACCTCCGGCACGACCGGAGACCGCACAGTCTGGCCCTTGGCCGCACGCTCGGCAGAGCTATCCCGGCTAACAGCCGGAATCAAGCCCACCAGCTCGCGGGACACGATGTCCAGAGCTGCATAAAGATTGGGAATCATATCGGTTAGTGTATTTGCCATAATTCGCTCCTGTTAATTTAATCAACAACTTGGCCGCCCTCTTGAACAAATTTGTGGGCCTGGTCAGGTTCCATCGAATCCCACTGAGAGCGACTGATTTTCTTGCCTCCACCCGAACTGCCACCGGGACCGCTGCCGCTCCCTCCAGGGGAGCCCTTCAGCAGCCGATCACGCTGCGGGTGATTTTCCACGAGATAATCCAGCGCCTCATCGAAGGGCGCGGGCTCGCCGGGCTTTTCGCGGGAATGGATCGGGTTTCCATTTTGGTCATAAGCCACGGCCTGCCCGTTCTCCACCGTGAAGTTCTTCCCGAAGTAAGCCTCGGCAACATCCGGAGGCAGGATGGTTTTTTCATTCACCACCTGGGAATTGGCAAAGGCGTTGGAGACCACGAGCTTGTGGATCTGCTGATCCCGTTCGGAGAGCGCCTGGTCCTTCTCGGACAACTTGCTCTCGTACTGGTCTTGGATCTGCTTCTTCATCTCCTCGGCCTTGCCCGCGTCGATAAGCTTTTGATCCTCCAGGTTCTGGACCGTCTGAAGGGCTTCCTTGGCTTTCTTGGGATCGTCAATGCCCTCGAACTTGTCCAGCTTCTCCTGAAGCTCTTTGGCGCTCAGGCGGTGTTTCTTGGCCTCCTCGTTGAGCTCATTCACCTTGCTCTTGAGGTGAAAGGCGTCGAGTTCGTAAGGCTCCTTACCCTCTTCCTGCACGAGAGGGTTCCCGTTTTCCCCGACCTTGATGTTGCCGTCTTCAGTCTTCACATACTGCATGGGCTTCTCGCCTCCTGTGCCCTTCGCGGGCGATAGGTTGAAATGTGTCGCTAGGCTTCGCGCCTACCTCTTATCCCCATACTCCGCTGCCCTACGGGCGCGGATGCTGGCCCGGGCTTGCTCCTTTGAGCTGGAATGCCCGACGGTTTTCCAGCCGCCGGACTCCCGCTTCTTCAGGATCGGCCACCCCTTACTCGTCTTTTTGCTCCCGACTCGCCAAGGCATGGTGTGTCTCCGGACTCCAGTTGTCGGATTCTACTTCTGTGATCCACATCAAAGACTGGATTGCAAAATATGCATATTGGGGGTTGCCCGTGCGCTCCAAGTGCTCAAGCTGATTGCGAACGGATTGCAGCTTTGCTTGAGTGGCCGGACAGAGCATAATCTAGTCCTGTTTTCGCTGCTGTGACCGGGGGCGCGTTCCAAACCACCAAGTAACTGCCGTGGAGGCGAGATAAAGGATCATATCTACCACGGAGGCATAAATCCCCAAGGCTTTCTGCGGCTTGATGGCCTCCATGCCTGCCGCGTCGATCACCTGCTGCACCTTGAGAAATGTCATCCAAACAAGCGCGATCAGAAACACGGTCAGTGCGGGCCGGACCAAGCCTCGCACCAGATCCACAAGCACAAGCGGGGCTTTGAGCCACGGGCTCTTGATTTTCATCCCGGACGTGTAGGACCGGCTGTCGTGCTCGTAGGAGATGGCCTGGGCCTCGGCTTGTGTCTTCTGCGCGGTCACGTCTTTGCGATACTCGTATTCCTTCTCCATCTCCTTGATATCGAGCTTGCGCAGCTCCAGCTCATGCTGGTTCTTGCGGCGCTGTTCAAAAAAGTCGGTGACGTTGCTCACCACCGAGCCTAAAATGCCCGTTACGCCGCCGGAGAGGAGAGAGGAAAGGGCGCCAAACATCAAAACAGCTCCTTGACTTCAAGCTGGAAGTCTTCGCGTTCCATGATCCGATCCACAAACCGTCTGAGAGTCTTTCGGGAAAGCAGCACCGCTTCTTGCCCGCCGAGGACGCCGCGCCGCTCTCCGAGAAGGATGCAGCCCGCGCTGTGTGTCTTCCAGCCGTATTCCGTGTCCCCGGCGAGATTGCCGGTGTGGATCAAAATTTCTGTGCGGCTCGGGACGCCGCGTATCCAGAAGCAGGGGCCGTAGTGGTTCGAGACGATGAACTGCGCGTCGTATGTGCCGGGAGGGATGCAGGAAATGTTGACTTGGTTGTTTCGCCAAGGAAGTTCGCAGGCACAGCACTCAAAAGCATCAGTAACGAGCACGCCGAATGTGCCCTGTCTGCCGGTGCTAGTGCGGAGGAGCCGAACCGTATTCATTACACCCCAACGCTTTTAGTGAAAAAATACGCGATCACTGCAGCAAACCCGCCGATCAATCCCCCGGTGAAAGCAAGCGCCTTGTCCCACATGGGTCGTCGCTCCAGCTTGTCTACGCGGCAACTAATGGAATACAGCAGGCGGAACATTTCATACCGCCGCTGTTCATCAGTCATATTCTGGGACCACGTTTCCCATGTCGGCAGGCCATTAACCTGTTGCGCCATTCATTCAATACCTCGGAATCACTGAACGTAAAAAAAAGGCTGCATCACGAATGATACAGCCCCACGATATAAGCCGCAAAATGCTATGTCTTGCTACTGATAGCGGTAAATGTGTCAGGCGGGGTGCTTATCAGCAACAGCGGATACCATAACTTTCACATTATCCTCGTAGACAATGCGCGTGTAGAAAGCATGCTGACAGCTTTCCTTCAGGCAACGTCTTTCCTGTCTGACGCTCGCGTCCATCGCTACAGTCCGCGTAACGCGAGATTCAGATCCGCATTTTGGGCAAAGCATGGTTTACCTCACCAATGTTTGCAGTTCCCGAATCGTCCTCTGCCTCCCGGAGCTATCCGCCAGGTCCGACAGCTTGATCTTTCCCTCCCGCAGCATTTGATACCGCTGCGGGCCGAGGCTCATGCGTTGCATCTTCTC